TTGTTGCATTGTGCTAGTGTTGTATGGCTTGTTGCGGCCTTTGGTGTTGATTGGCTCACCCTTTGCGCCTTGAATCAAGTCAGATGGCATGCCTACAACGTCTGCCGCTAGATTGCCAAGGATATCTACAGCCATTTGAGGGCTAGGGTTGGCTAGTTCCTTCTTAAGCTGTTCTTTGCCCTTCCTTGCCAGTATCTTGCCTGTTAGCGCTAGTGTGTCTAGGTCAGGGAGTGATGCAGGAGGGGTAACTGTACGCTCACTGCCTTTACCGTGAGGGCTTCTACGCTTAGATCCACCTTCAGCCATGCCGATGATGTCAGCCTTCTTGTATTCTTCCTCTAGGTCAATGCTGCCGCCTTTAGCTTTGCCTGTGTACTTCTTAACTAGGTCGCGGTACATGTTGTACTCGTCGATGTATTGCTGGTCTATCTTCTGATGAGGGAAGACCTTCTGAATGGTGCCAGTGAAGTCTTGTGGGCGCTGTGTGGCCATCACGTAGTCAGTAGCGTCAGGGTATGCAATCTTAAACGGGGTCAACACCTCACCCGTACCTAGGAACTCACCAGGAATGCCTTTGAGGTATGTGTCGTGGTCTGGGTCGTCTGTTAGCTTTACGCCAGGCTTCATGCGTCCGAAGCTTGCGCCAGTTAGGTTAATCTCCATGTCACGCAGGATTGGCTCCGTTACGGCGTACTCTATGTCCAAGCCGTTAGGCAATCCCAATGGTTCGGTAACGGATGGCGTCTTAGCACGGGCGTTAAAGAACTTGCGTAGCTCTGGGTCTTTCATCATCGCTAAGTAAGCTTCGTTAGGGTTCTCTATGCCAGGGAAGTCCTCAAACGTGAATACCTTGTATTCGCCAGTCTTGGGGTTCTTAATCTTGTAGCCATTGCGGATGATGTTGTTGAACTGCTCTATGGCTTTAGGATGGACGTCAGCCGAGTTAAATGCCTTTAGGTTAGCGTCAGCCATGTGCATGGCAAAGTTATTGGCTGTGCTGCCCATTGCTAGATGTTCGCCTAGCACCTTGTCTGTGTTGTAATACTGGGACAAGGCTGTGGCTTTGTTCTGTAGCTGTTGTGCTGGACCTTCGTTAGATGCCCAGAACAATGGGTCTTCTCTGTCTAGCTTACCAAGGCCATACATTGAACCGCCTTGTTGCGGTGAGCCTATCTCTAAGCCGTTTATCTCTTGTAGGATTTGGTCTGATATTGTTTGGTCACCAGGAATGGCTATCTTTACTTCGCCAAGGGATGGGGTGTAGGTCTCTACCTCTGGCAGTTCTTTGGTAGGCGCTAACTTATAGTCTAGGTCTCTTACGCGTTTGGCTTCTTTCATTGAGCGGCCAGCTAGGTTCTTAGTGTCCCCCTTCTTACCGCTAGTGACATGCTCACCCATCATCTGACGCGAGACCCGTTCTGCCTCTTGCTGCAACTCTTGCTTAGTCTTTGGCGCAGAACGCTTGATGTTAAGCGGAAGAGCAGGCGCCTTTTTGACGGCTTGCGCTTCCTTGTAGGCTTGCTCTAAAGCCTCTAACCCTGCACCAATGATTTTCTTGTTAGCCATGATACGTCCTAAGTAGCATAAGGATTGACGCGTTTAGGTTTAGCGTCATAGTAGTCATCATCATCATACGCTCGTGCTGGGTCAATATCAAGAAAACCTGCATCCCTTAGATAACGCAGTGCTTGTGTACATGCATCAACGTAGTCATCGTGCGTGGAGTCGGGGAACGAGCATATCTGACTGACGAATCCTTCTGCCCAGTCTCTCACATATCCTCTACGGTTTGATGACTCTGGTATCCATACACGCTTACTAGCGATGATGTTAGACACGATAGACAGGCGCTGTATCTTGTCAGCCTTGCCAGGGTTGTATGCCCTCACGGGAAGGTGTGCCCTCTGCAAGTCTTGTATCAAGCTTATGCCTGCAGCCTTGTCTTCCACTAAGATTAGGTCAACCTTCTTACCGCCAACGTAGTTAGTGGCCTCAGACTCTATGTCGGAGCCATAGGATACTTGGTACTCCTCGATGACCTTTGGTCGCAGGTCGGGGTATTGTAGCCTATCCTGCCACGCGTCTATGATCATGACAGACATTGGTCCGTCCATCGGCTTGAACACTCCGAACACAATACAAGCAGTTGGGTCGTTGTAGGTTTTTTCTGTGTAAGCGCAATCGTAGGATTGTATGACGTACTCGAATTTAGGGAAAGGCTTGTCAACTGGCCACAGCCTGAACATATCACGCTTAACAATACCACTCTCTTCGGGGTCGATGATCTCCGCGTATATCTCCTGGCGTCCAAGCTTTGTCCCCTCGTACTGTAGAATCTGCTTGCGGAATGATGGCGCAAGGTTGTCAATGTTAGCGTACGTTGACGCTGTAGTGAGAACGACATCATCGCCCTCTCTAGCTATCAAGTCAACGATAAGGTCTTTAGGCTTTGGCGTTGTCGTGCATATGAGCCTTGTGTGCGTTCCTAGACGTATGCCGAACTGGAGCATGTCCCACGAGTCTTGTAGGTAATCCCACGCGGCCAGCTCATCTAGCCAGCCACCGTGGAACTGTGGACCACGAAACCGTTCTGGCTCTGACGCTGGTATGCCTTTGATGAATGAGCCGTTGGTTAGCTTAATCTCGTGCAGCGCCTTGTTGTAGTCCGCTATGAGCTTCTGTGGGATAACAGACATAAGGCCAGAGTCACCCTCGAAGCATGTCTGTCTTACGTCGCCAGAGGTAGGGGCTGACACTAGCCAACGAGTACCAGGCTCTGTCCACGCCCACTCGAATATCTGCTCGGCTGCCGTCCTTGTCTTACCTGCGCCACGCCCTGCTAGTAGTAGCCATATGTTCCACCAGTCACCAGGCGGCACTATCTGATGGTCATGGGCTTGCCTAAGCCACTCTACGCGGTGAGCATAGTAAGCTTGCCACTCAGGTGAGACAGACTTGAACTCGCGCCGTATCTCTTCCTCGTTTATTGCTAGTGCCATGCCGCCAGTCTCTTACGGACGTGAGTCATCTAGCTTTGCCTGTCTGCCGTGTGAGCTGTAGGTTAACAAGTAACGCGTCGAGCGTTTCAGATTGTTGTTTGACCTCTAACGGGTTCTCAGCGTCACCAGCTAGTATCTGACGGTCACCGTACTTGCGAGGCTTAAGCTTGGCTGCAATCCACTTGCGGGCGTCTATGCGGTTACGGTTGTGACTAACCCCAGTTGGGTCTAGCTTCTCTACCGTCTCACTGTCAGAGATGATGCGTAGCATGGGCTTCTCTTCACTGATAGCAATGATTTGATCCGCCAATGTATCAGCTTGGTCTTCCCGTGCGCGTGTGTACATCTCGCAGAAGCTTTCGTGTCTTTGCAACCAACGATACACAGTAGCTGGATGAGGCATACCCTCTTCCCTTGTAATAGACGCTAATGACTCTCCGTTAGTTATCCTATTACAGATGTCGTCTGCTATGTCTTGGTTGAAGTCTGTTGGCCTACCTTGATTGTGTTTCGGGCGTGATATCTCTTCCGCGGAAATTGAGTATTCTATTGGCTTGAGCGCGGAATCCATGCGCTTGTTTGCGCGAGTCTTTTTTACTTCTGTTTCAGGCATAACCCCTAATCCTTCTGTGTGGTATATGCCGTTAGTGTACCTATTGTTTAATTAAGTTGCAATAGGGGTAGGGCTACTCGCTGCATCCACGATTACGGCTGTCTACGTAACTGCATGGCATCCGCTTTCGCCCGAAAACCTTTACGCTATGTCTGGAACCCCTACCAGCGCAAGCATTATTAGCACGAAAAGAATCGTTGCTATCACTTCCCATATTATACCATGATTATCCAAGTTTCTTCTCCAATTCGCTTAGGTCTTCACGTACACCACGTATAGCATCTAACGCCAATGCAATCCAGTTGTCATCGTCAGTTATGTCTGCTGGGGTTGCGCTGTAAACATACTTGGCTACCCTACATGCCTCATCGAAGCGATTGTGCACCTCAATGAACTCTGTCTTGATGTTGTGGCCAGCCTTACGCAGTTGTAACACCACGTCAGCTAGACGGTAAATACCTAGCTGTTGCCATGACTCTAACGGGTTGATGGTGCCATGTTTCTTTAGGTAATCTAACAAGCGGTCTCTTTGTGACATGATGGTCTCCTAGCGTGAAGTTACTTTGACTGTGATGATGGCCGTTGTCTTGCTGTATTTAGCTAGCAGGTCATCGGATACGTTAAGTGCTTTGTATAGCGCTTTGTTGTCTACTGTAGTGCGTTGAGACAAGATAACGTTGGCTTTGTATAGGCTACCCTCTACTACACCTTCGTCACCGCTTTTTAGCGCGTTTTTGATAGCCTCGGCTTGAACTTCAAGGTCGGCAATTTGAGCAAGCAAGAAACCTAGTTGGTCTACTTGAGTTAATTTTACGTCTGTTAATGTGTTCATGATTTTGTCCTCACTATCTGCTCGTTATTAAGCATTAAGGACAGTATAGTTTAACTTAGTATAACA